TGGTGATCAAGCTGAATTCTGTGGGTGGAAGATTATGGTTAACAAGTATGGCCTGGATGAGTCCACGGCCGTGCCCGATGTACCACGACTGCTCAAGAATTGCTTTTACACTTGTGACAAGGCTGCTGTCATGGCGGCCCGTGAAGGTGACACCGTAGCATTCGCTCGTGCAGTTGGGCCAGCTCTCCTTGCGAGGGCCGGGTCCATTGCAGACAGAGTACCCACCGTTGCTCACTGGTTGACGAGGATCGCCAGGGACATGGGGGTAAATGAAATTGCCAATGAAATGTTCTCCCGTGATGATTTGTTTAGGATGGGAAATGGTGACAGAATAGAACTAATTCCAGAGTGGTGGAAGAACGACGACCCCGAGTTGTTGCTCGACACCCGCTATGGTTTGTTTGCCGACAATGTCCACTTAACTATCTCGAACACAATTGCCACGGGCGGCCTTGGGCGTGAGGCCGAGCTCGCAATACGCCACGGGTGGGTTAAAACGTCAGCTCAGTGGTTTGAGTTTGCCATGGCTCTGGACCATGTGACTCAATACACTACTGACGCCATGTACCGCTCCGTCCTCCCTCCGGGGATGATGTGAGTGCGTCGCCTGCTTTGCATGACTTGGGGGAGCGCAGCACTTTTATTGGTGCACTCTCATTTTATTATTTTGACACTGGCTTAGCGTTCCCCTCGGTGGGATGTGTGTGGAGAACACGGCAACACCCGGCTCCATGCACAGCGAATAAGTGTGAGTCCTGCGACTGCTCCTCTGGATGCTCCTTCAGGACCTTTGTTGAGATTTTAGAGTGTAGTGTATCATTCTGCGCGGCGGCCATTTTGGCCAACGAAGCGACGGCAGCTTGCCGTGCCCACTGAATAGTGGTGTGTACAGCGTTTCGTTTTCTTTATAAATAGCTCACAGTTGCTTACGTTGTGGGTTATCGGGGCATGCTCTTCACACGAAGGGAGGAGCATGAGTAGGAGCGGCTGACCTGTCTTGAACTCCAGCAAACGTCGACAGGTATTCTAGCTTGATTTATCAAACATTCAAGTTGGGATGTGCAAGCGCATAAAGCAGTTTTGGTTGTTAGCCAGGCGAGTGACTTCAACAAGTCTTGGCTTTACAACTAGCTAAATGTTGCTGACCAGTAAGAAAAAGGTAGGAACGAACCTAGCTCTCGAATTACCTTGCGAGGCCCACTTCCACTGGATAGGAGGTGGGTCCCCAGCCAATTTGCGGTCGCTTGACGTGCGACGAAGGTGAAGGCTATCAGAGAACAGTTAACCACTGTTGCGCGGCTAAGCCGCCTCTGCAACCCACTGCCCTATCGTTATAAACCTGAG